TTCCAGTCAGGGACTTGGTCCTTAACTGTGAAAGAAGGTATATCCCAAATTAATCTATTGTTGGGTTGTGCTGCATAGTTGCCGTCGTTTAACGCAAGTATGTGAGCGCACTTATGTTCGTGCGGGATCTCAGAATGATCAGTATCTACTATATTACTCTCTGGATGTGCAAAATCAACAGTAAATAAATAACGTCCATAGTGCCATTTTTTATCTTTGCCTATGTATTTACCTGATTGTGATGCTAGAATATCCCAAGTAGTAACAGCAGGGTAATAAGAAAAACAATTCCAAAGTTGAAGTTCATCAAGTCTCTTACGTGGAACAGCTTCCGGTTGAAAACCACGTTGAATAAAAGCCGATATTGGTAAGCGATAAAAGATAGCACCGTTCTCCATGATGGCATGGAACAAGAGCGCTTTTCCTGTAATGCTGGTGACACCAAAGATAATACAGTCTTCCACTTCGCCTTTATGTTTTTTAAGATCATATAAATACTCCCTTCTTATCTGTGCATACTCCACAGGTATATTTGCATTTAAATAAGCCATAGTTTATCCTCACTTTATTGTACCCCAATTTTTTCCACTTTCATAGTCTACTTTAATTGGCACTTCCAACTCTACAGCAGACTCCATAATTTTTTTTATTTTATCTGCGTTGTTATTTACAGATATATCAAGTTCATCGTGCACTTGTATATGCGGTGTAACACCCTCCTTATGTAATTCTATCATAGCCTTTTTAGTCATGTCAGCTGCAGATCCTTGTATTAATCTATTAAGAGCTTTGTACGTGTAAGCTCTTCTGATCCCTGGTCCGTGTTCAGCGAGTGCTTGATCGTGTGGCAAGGCTTTATGTATTCCGTACTGATTTGGTTCCCATAAATTAAATCTACATCTACGGCCTAACCAAGTTCTAATCCTACCGTTGTCTGATGCTTTTCTCATAACACTATCCATCAAAGTTTTAACAAATGGCACTCTATTATGATATTGTTTAAATAAACTCTTTGCCTTATCTTCATTAATACCTAACTCTGCTTGTAATTTATTTTTACCCATACCGTAAAATAATCCAAGATTAATTGTTTTAGCTTGAGACCTAGGTATATCTGCCATTTCAGCTACAATTTGGTGAAAGTCTGCTTCACCATCTTTATAGGCATCTAAAACTTCTTGGACACCATACAATCTATCTAAAGCAGCATAGTGAACTACAAGCCTTGGTTCTTGCTGAGAGTAATCAAAGCATCCCCAAGTATGTCCCTCTTCAGGAATAAATAAAGATCTGATTTGTGGTCCGAGTTCCTTGTTCCGTGCAGGAATTTGTTGTAAGTTTGGATTGGCATAACTAAATCTACCAGTTACTGTGCCACCCACATCGGATCTTAGTTGATTTATTTCAGCATGAATTCTTCCTTTGTGTGAATGTTTTAATATGGTATCTATGAATGTAGTGTGAGCTTTATTTATTTCTCTAGCTCGTGCAATTTTTTGCACCATAGGGTGTTGATGGTTTTGTAAAAAATTTTTAGTAAAGGATGGTGCTTGTGTCTTCTCAGTTCGGTCAAATGGTAAAGAAAGTTTTTCAAAAACTTGAGCAATGGATCTTGCAGCCCATATTTGTGTGTCTAT